CCGCCCGTGGCGCAACGCCGCCCCCATACGCCGCGAGAAACCCGTTTACAAGAAACCCGCCCCACGTCAGGACTGTTCTTCAATCTCTGGGAAAGCCCTTGAATGGTTCAAAGGGCGTGGCATCAGCGAAAAGACCCTGACGGCGATGAAAGTAACCGAGGGGCTTGAATGGATGCCACAGAAGAAAGGCAAAGCGAATACGGTTCAGTTCAACTACTACCATAACGGGGAACTTGTCAACACGAAATTCAGAACGGGAGACAAATGTTTCAAACTCTGTTCAGGCGCAGAACTTCTCCCATACGGGATTGACAACATCAAAGGTACGAAAGAATGTATCATCACAGAGGGCGAAATGGACGCTCTGTCATTCTTTGAATGCGGACGGACAGATGTTGTGAGCGTTCCGAACGGGGCTAACTCAAACCTTGACTACCTTGATGATTATCTCGAAGAATACTTTGATGACAAAGAGACAATATACATCGCATCCGACACGGACACGAAAGGCGTTGTTCTGAAAGAAGAACTAATAAGGCGTTTCGGGGCTGAACGTTGCCGGATAATTGAATACGGGGACGGATGCAAGGACGCTAACGAACACTTGCAGAAGTACGGGCGTGAAAGTCTTCTGAAATGTATCGCTGACGCTCCCGATATAAAGATTGAGGGCGTTTTCACGCTGTCAGACTTTGAACAATCCCTTGACGCTCTGTTTGAGCATGGCTTGCAGAAAGGGGTAACAATCGGGCATGACAACTTCGACCGATTGTGCTCTTTTGAAACAAAGCGTCTGTGTATCATCACGGGCGTTCCGAGTTCGGGCAAGTCTGAATTTATTGACGAGATTGCAGAACGATTGAATATCCGTTACGGCTGGCGTTTCGCTTATTTCAGCCCGGAGAACGCCCCGCTGGAATATCACGCCTCAAAACTGATTGAGAAGTTCACGGGCAAACAGTTTGACAAAGAACACTTGACCTACGGGGAGTACAAACAAGTGAAACAACACCTTGAAACAAATTTCTTCTTCATATCCCCGAAAAGCGATTTCAGGGTTGACGCTATTTTAGAAAGGGCGAAATTCCTTGTCAGACGCAAGGGGATTAAAGTTCTCGTTATTGACCCATATAACAGGCTTGAAGATGAAAGCGATGGCAAGAACGAGACTAAATACATATCAAGGCTGCTTGACAAACTGACAAACTTCGCACAGCAGCACGATGTGTTGGTTATCCTTATGGCGCACCCAACAAAGATGCAGAAGAACAAAGACGGCGAGCCTGAGATACCGACACTTTATGACATCAGCGGCTCGGCTAACTTCTACAACAAGGCTGATTTCGGTATTGTCGTTCACAGAAACCGACTTGAAAACACGGTTGAAATCTACGTGAAGAAAGTGAAGTTCAGACACCTCGGAGAGTGCGGCATGGCTCTGTTCAAATACAACCTGAGCAACGGGCGTTACAGCCCCTTTGTCAACGGAACAGAACCCGTTTGGGACAACAGCAACCATTTACAGGAAGAAATCAAGCGGCGTGAACAGGAAGCCTTTGAAGCCTCTCAATTCAACTGGGATGACTTTCAGCCCTCCGATGAAGAATGCCCGTTTTAATAATCATAAATTTAATAGAATATGAATCAAAAATCAAAAGCATTTGAACTGATAGAATTTGTTTGGAATAATGAAAAAACGGATTCGTATGTAAGAGTTAATACGACTATGTATAAAGCCGTGATATTAGCTATAATTTCTCAAATGGAATTCAACAAAAACGACTTCAAAAATATATACGCAGGATTTAGTGGATGTTATTGGTTCGGGGTCAACTCAAATGGTAAAGGCGTAGGCGAGACCTTTTATAGAGAGGCTGTTATTTCTGGAAATATTTCAGCCTGTCAAAGCTATGAGGCATTCTACAATTTTAAGCCATTCATAGATATTAAAGGCAGAAGATTGCACAAAGGAGCAATGTATAGGGATAATGAGAAGCGTTATAGAGTGACCGGATTTGATTTTGAAACAAAGAAAGTCTATTTAGTCGCTTATGATATAAGCGACTATAAAGAGTGCGGCAAAAGGAATCTTTTTTCTTTTAGCAATCAAGAATGGAATAAGTTAAGAAAACAATTTACGCAGTTTTAATGACAATCGAATATGAAAACGTATGTAATCACACTCTCACAGGTTTTCCCGACATGGCACAAGCGAGCGGGAGAACCGACAAAATTCAGAGCAGCTTTCCTAAGCGGACAGACCTGTTCAAAATGCAAGAAACGTAACCCTGCCATGTGTACGGGCGAATGTTTCTCAGGCTTGAAAATACACACCATACGGGCAAACTATCCACTATGGCTGAAACGCATCACAGAGGTTCAACAAGGCAAGGCAGTTCTCTCTGTCAGACAATGGTCGGGAAAACCATACAGAAGCCCACAAATTGAAATAACAAGACTGACTGTGAAACACGGTGTTGGTATTCAGAAAGTGGTATTTTATAGAACTGAGTGGTATGATGATGACAACAAATGCCATTATTGCTATGATGTTACATTGGATAACGACAAAGGAATAAACATTGATGATATTGCTCGCAATGATGGTTTAAATCCTATTGATTTTATTGAATGGTTTGACAGGGATATATGTAAACAGAAGTTAGATGATGATGGTAGAGTTCATAAAGAACTTGCAATTATTCACTTCACTAAATTCAGGTATTGACATGAAACCGAAAGAATTTTTTGACGCTGTTGTCCGAATGAGAGAAAAACAGCGGGAATATTTCAAGACCAAGACAAGTTCAGCCCTGACAGAAAGCAAGAGACTTGAACGGGTCATTGATGACGAAATAGAGAGAGTTCAAAGAATTATTCACGAAAAACAGAACCCGAAGTTATGGTAAGATTGATTGAAAATCCGATTTGCGTAAAGATAACCATATTCAAAGGTCATCACGCTGATGAAGTGGTTTATTATCGGAACAAATTATCTGTCTCTATGATTGAGAAATGGAGGTGGTATTTTGAATACCTTGCAGCCCTTATCAAAGTTAATAACCCTCTCCGTAAAACAGAACTAACGATTTGTCCTCAGACACTTCTGCAAGGGGAAGAATATATTGAAGAAAAAAGCAAAACACTACTTAAAGCGAAGCGAACAAAGCTGAAAACGCTTCAAAACAAGCCTGTACAGAACGACTTGTTCAACTACGCTAAACAGGAACAAGACAGTAAAATTCAAACCGTACAAAGTGAAATAAACGCTCTTGAACAGGGGGAGTTTAACTACTATGTTCCTCCAACATACATAAACAGGGTTAAAGAATGGATAAGTCGATAAAGTCATGGCAAGATTAGACATTGAAAGGCAAAAACGACTTGAACCGACACGCATTGAATATGCTGTCAGCCGTATTCAGGAAATCGGATTTGAGATTGTTCAGCGTGACAACACTCAGATACAGTTCATTCACAAAGGGCAAACAGTGACGTTCTTCCCGTACAGCGGATGGGCAACAGGAAAAAGCATAAAGGACGGGCGGGGTCTTGAAAGACTTCTTAAACAGTTGAGACCATGAGACCGAAAGGAAACGGCTTGATACCGCTTCACGATGAGAAGCAAGAAGAACGGGGCTTCTTCTGTATGAAGCTGGTTCAGTTTCTGAACACAGAAGCCGAAATGGGAACAGATGAATACAAGCGGCTTTGGGATGAAAGGTTCTCAGCCGCTAAGAGTGGTTCATGCTTTTATAGAAACCGCTGCCCGATATATGAAAGAACGGTCAAGAACAGACCTGTACAACTGAATTTATTCACTTAAAAAATAACGAAAAATGAAGAATTATCAATTTGAGGAAATAACATTTTGGCTCTCGTTGATTGCGTGTTTACTGGCTTATGATGCAGAAATATTGTGGCTTGCAAAAATATTGGCAGGAATAAGCGTGATAAACTTTTTTTGCGCAATCGTTACGGCTTGGATAGATGTGAAACATAAAAAGAATTGAAAATGAAAATGAGAAAACAGAAAAAACAAATCCCTGCGGATTTTCGCAAACAGATGTACGAAAGCTACAGAATGAACATGAGTTTGTTCGGGAAACCCATTCTCCCGTACAAACAATGGCTGAAAGACGTGATTAACACTAAAATTCCCAAACCATGACAAAAGATGAAATAAAAAGACTGCCATTTGTCGTGTCTGCTTACCAACGGATTTATTCTTCTGAAAGCCGCTGTGGTATTTGTCATTTACCTTGGTCTGCGTGCGGGTCTGAACATATAGACATTACCGATGATTACGGGGTGTTCTATGTATGTCCGCACTGTTGGGAAAAGAGCGATTTGCAGACCGTTTTAAAAGCGACAACACAAGGTTATTTAAGTCAGTTTCATTCATGCACCACGGATGAAGATAAGGCGTATTTCCTTGAAACGCATAAGCTGGTTGACATCTTGATAAAAACGGAGCAGAAATATGTATTAACCCATTCAAGAAACAATGATAAGGAGGTATGACCTATGGGAAACAATCTGAATGATGTTTGTGACAGTCTTCAAAAAAAGTTGGGTCTCCTTGATGAAGCGGTAAAAGAGTTAAAAGAGGCTTTGATAAACGCTCAGGAATCTTTAGGAATGTCTATCGCTGAGATTGAACGGGCTATCAAACAAATATCAAGGCTCGGGGCTGAATGTCTGATGGCGCAAGTTATTGAACACAGCTTGGAATATGAACTGAAAAAAATAAGCCTTGAAGATTATGAAATCTGTTCTGAACCATCAGAGTGTGACCCATACCCTCCATATAGGGAACGGCTGCATCCCCGGAAGCACTGGCAACGGAAACCCTATTGGCTCAGAACCCGGAGCAACCCGAAGAAAAAAGGCTATCATTAAACCTGAGAGCCTGAACGCAAATGAAGTGAACTTATTACAGAAAACGGATATTTAATCGAATAAAAAACAAGAAATTATGGGTAATTTTTCAATCAAAGAAGACCTCCTGAAACTGAAAGGGGCGTTCATAACAAACTTCAAAGGGCGCACGGAAACAAAACGCTGTCTTGTCATCCCGGTTGATGACAGCGGGCTTTATGTCGGGGAAAAAGGCGTTTATCTGAACCTGACAGCCATAGAAATGGAGAACCCGCAGTTCAAAGAAACCCACTGTATCAAACAGTCACTTGACAAAGAGATATACGAAGCCTTATCAGAAGAACAGAGGCAAGCCCTCCCGATTATCGGCGGCATGAAACCGCTTGTGAAAAAAACCGCCCCACAGATGAATGTCGGTTCAACCTTTGACGGGGCGCAAGCTGTGGAAAATACGGATGACCTGCCATTCTGATGAAATGAGAATAAACACAGACAAAGGGGAGCAATCCCCTTTCTGTTTTCCTTGCCTTTAAACAAGCCCAAAAAATCACATTAAAACATGAAAGCTGATAAAAGTATCGCAAAAACAAAGAAAAGCCGACAGACGGCGGCAAAACCGCCCCTTCGTGACGTTTTCACGGTTATTTGTAAGACCGATTTAAAAGTAGATTGTGTAAAAGAGTTCAAATTTCACCCCGTCAGGAAGTGGCGGTTTGATTACGCCGTGCCTGAACACAAAATCGCCCTTGAAGTTGAGGGCGGTGTATGGACGGGCGGGCGGCACACTTCCCCAAAAGGTTTTCTCGGAGACATTGAGAAGTATAATACGGCTACACTTATGGGCTGGCGTGTGTTCAGAACAACGCCTGATGACTTGTACAAGAAAAAGACCCTTGATTTGATGAAATCAGCCATTTTGAATGATTTTGCCCCTTAAAAAGCCACTTTTTTGTCTAAAAGTGATTATTTTATACTCACTTTTTCATATTTTTGTGCGTACAATGTAATCACTAAGCAAAAAAAGAGTATGAAAACAGAAACGATTCATCTTTCACAGATTCAGGTTAACGGGGCGAATCCCCGTACAATCAAGAATGACAAGTTTGAAAAGTTGATTAGGTCTATTCTAATTCTCCCGAAGATGCTTGAACTTCGCCCGATAGTCGTTGACAACACGTTCACGGTTCTTGGTGGGAATATGCGTCTTCGGGCTTTGTCCGCTATCGCTGAAATGTCTCCCGCTGAAATAAACACCCGGCTTGGGGAATGTTCAGGATACGCACAGAAGACAGAAGCAGAACGAGACCTTTTACGCAGTCATTGGGAAAAGTGGCTTGACAGACCAACAGCCCATGTTATCAAGGCTTCTGAACTGACAGACGCAGAACAGCGGGAGTTCATCATCAAAGACAACGTGGGTTATGGAGAGTGGGACATGGACGCTCTCGCCAATGAATGGGATACGGAAGAACTTGTTGATTGGGGATTAGACCTGTGGGAAGACAAATCAGATAGCGAAAGCGGGAACAGTTCTTCTTCCCTGCCGAACAGCGCACCCGAATCATCATTGTTTGACCGCTTTGTCGTTCCCCCGTTCTCTATCCTTGACACCCGTAAAGGCTATTGGCAAGACCGCAAGAAGAAGTGGTACGACATCATCGGGGATATGGGAGAAAGCCGTAATGATACGCTTGTGACAAGCCTTGAAATCAAGTACAAAGACTTGTATCAAAGAACCCGTGAACACAGGAAAGAACTTGGCATTTCATTCAAAGAGTACATCGAAAAGTACGTTCCGAAAGAAGAGCTTGAACGGGAACAGTCGAAAATCGTTGCTCAGGGCGTTTCTATCCTTGACCCCGTTATGGCTGAAATCGTCTGCCGTTGGTTTGGGTTCAAGAACTGTCAGACGTTTGACTGTTTCGCGGGCGATAGCGTTTTCGGCTTTGTTTCTGCTTATCTCGGCAACCAATTCACGGGCATTGAACTGAGAGAACAGCAAGCGAGCCTGAACAACGAGCGTGTGGCTGAAATGACAGCCCGCTATATTTGCGATGACGGTCAGAATGTGGCAAAGCACATCAACCCCGAGAGCCAAGACCTGCTGTTCAGTTGTCCCCCATATTTTGACCTTGAAAAGTATTCAGACCTCCCGAATGACGCAAGCAATCAGGATAGCTATGAAGACTTCATTCAGATATTGAAGAACGCTTTCACGGCGGCTGTCGGCTGTCTGAAAAATAACCGTTTCGCCGTTATCTGTGTGGGCGATGTCCGTGACCGGAAGACGGGCTTTTATTATGACTTCTGCGGCGACATCAAGCGGATATTCAAAGAAGCGGGCGTTCTTCTGTATAATGAAATCATCCTTGTTGAACAAACCGCTTCAACAGCCCTGAGAGCCGCCCGGTATATGGAGACAAGAAAGGTCGCAAAGACGCACCAGCACATTCTCGTGTTCTTCAAAGGCAACCCGAAAGACATAAAGAAAGAATACCCGAAAATTGAGTACACAGAAGAAGACATGGTTCAGTTTGAAGCCACTGAAACTTCTTCTGAGAGTGAAACAACTGAAAATGAATAAGACCATGCAAGCAAAAATCTGGAATCACGCCCAATGGGTCAAAGAGACCGACCCGAAAGCACTGCGGGGAATGTTTGACGAACTTCTCCGTAAAGCGGGTTTCAATGTTCTGAGTTGCTCGGAACATCATTTCAGCCCACAAGGTTACACGGCTTTATGGCTGCTTTCCGAGAGCCACTTTGCCGTTCATACGTTTCCTGAGTTCGGGCGAACATACATCGAACTGTCAAGCTGCAACCTTGACTTTTATCTGAACTTTCTTTCAATGACAAAAGAACTATGAGCAAGGCACAGGAAAAGAAAAGAAACCAACTGAAACAAGCCCGTCTCGAAATCGTGGCGGGAATGTACAAGCGGGGTTACAGCCTCAGAAAAATTCAATCAGAAGTCGTGAAGCGGCTTGAACTGTCTTCTTATTCTCTCGCCACGGTTCACAAAGACGTGCAGACGCTTCTTGACGAATGGCGGGAAAACAGAATTGAAGATATGGACGCTGCTCTGACGCTTGAACTTGAACGCATTGACGAAACCTGCCGGGAACTATGGGAACAGTGGGAAAAGTCAAAGACAGATTACAACAAGACACAACGCAAGCAGAAAGGCTCTCCCGCCCGTGACAACGAGACGGGGCAGACTTCAATCAGGACATATCAGACAGAAAGGACGGAAACAGAGGTTATCATGCTCGGAGACCCGTCATATATCGCCGAAATCAGGAAACAACTTGAAGAACGGCGTAAGCTGCTTGGTCTTTACGCTCCTGAAAAGAAAGACATCAACGGAAATGTATCTTTCGCCTCTCTGCTGATTGAAAGCGGCTTGTTGGATGAACCCGAAACGCAGGACGAAGCAGAATAACACCGATTGCGCCCGAATGTGGCTCTGAAATCATTCACTCGTATAAAATAACCATTTGAAAACGAAAGCCCGGCACAGGGCGAATCAGCAAAAAATAACTCAATGAAGAAACAGAATAAAGATATTCTCCGCAAGAAAGGTCTTGAACTGATGAACCTATGGCGGGCAGACTGGAACAGGTTTGTCCGTGAAGCCCTCGGAGTGACCCTTGACAAAGAACAGCAAGAAATACTGTCAAGCGTTCAATACAACAGGCGAACATCGGTTGCATCGGGTACAGCCCGTGGAAAAGACTTCGTGGCGGCTTGTGCCGCTATCTGTTTCTTGTATCTCACACCTCATTGGAGAAAGAACAGTTTGGGAGAAATTGAACTTATTGAAAACACCAAGGTCGCTTTGACTGCTCCAACAGACCGTCAAGTAAAAAACATTATGATGCCTGAGATAAGCCGCCTTTTCAACAGAGCCAAAGCCCGTGGCGTTGAACTTATCGGAAAACTGAACGCCTATGACATAAGAACAAACAACGATGAATGGTTTCTGACGGGCTTCAAGGCTGATGAACACAACCATGAAGCGTGGTCAGGCTTTCATGCGGTTCACACGATGTTTGTCGTAACCGAGGCAACAGGTATCGGGGATGACACGTTTGCCGCCATAGAGGGAAACCTGCAGGGCGACAGCCGTATTCTTCTTGTCTTCAACCCAAACAAGACGGTAGGTTATGCCGCCAAGTCTCAGAAAGGCGACCGTTGGCACAAATACCGTCTGAACAGCCTGACAGCCCCGAATATCGCGAGCAAGAAGATTATTATCCCCGGTCAGGTTGATTACGATTGGGTGTTGGATAAACTTGAAAATTGGTGTGAGAAAATATCCCCTGATGAAATCATATCAGAAATGGATGACTTTGAGTTCGAGGGACAATGGTATCGCCCGGAAGACCTGTTCAGAAAGAAAGTCCTCGGTCTGTTCCCGAAAGTCGATGAAGACACGCTTATCCCCCGTCAATGGCTTGAAGAAGCGCATGAACGTTGGAAACAAGCCAAAGGGCGTGAACCGCTTCGGGCTGACCTCAATATTCTCGGTGTTGACGTGGCGGGCATGGGGCGTGACGCAACGTGCTATGTTCTTCGCCGTGACAACTGGGTGGCTTCCTTTGACACACACAATTCAGGCGGCGTGGCAGACCACATGAAAGTGGCTGGTAAAATCATGGTTGCCCGCCGACAGAACATCGGTCTTTACGTCAGCATTGACACAATCGGAGAGGGTGCGGGCGTTTATAGCCGCTGCGTTGAACTTGAAGACGAGCCCCATTATATCCTGAGTTGCAAGTATTCAGAGAGCGCAAAGACCCCTAACGGGCGTGAACTGAGTGACATCACGGGGCAAAACAAGTTCTTCAATATGCGTGCTTATCTGTTTTGGGCTGTCCGTGATTGGCTGAACCCAAGAAACAACACGGGAGCCATGCTGCCTCCGGATGACAAGTTTGACGAAGAAGCCACGGAAATAAAGTTCTCGGTAAAGTCAAACGGCAAACTTTATATTGAGCCGAAAGAAGACATCAAAGAACGCCTCGGGCGAAGCCCTGATAAGTTTGACGCTTTGGCTAACACGTTCTATCCCGTTCGGTATGCGAAACCTATCAACGTGAACAGAATTGCGAAAATGATACGGAGATAACAAACAGAATGTTCAATTCAAAAAATATCAAAAATGACAATCGAAGAAATTTTAAATTCGGACATGACGGCAGAACAGAAGATAGCCGCCCTGAGTGAAAAGACCGTGAACGTCCCTGTTTGGGGCGGCAGAAAAGGGCTTGAAATGGAGTATAACCCGAAGTTTCATCCCGTCATGGATAGACAGAAATACCCCGACATCGTGAACGAAGACGGGATTCAGCCCGTGACCCGCATTGCGCTCGGCTTTCAGAAACTCGCATCAAAGAGAATGACAGAGCTGGTTACGGCTATACCTGTCAAGCGTGTGTTCAAGCCTGAGAACGACAAACAGAAAGAAGTGGCGACATTCATCACAAGCGTCCTCGACAAGAACCGCATCGACAGCGTTGACATAGACCGTGTGAACAGGTTCTTTGCCGGCTGCGAGATTATGACGTTATGGTACGCCCTTGAACAGAACAACACGCTTTACGGAAGAAAAAGCCCCCTGAAAATCCGTTGTCGCACGTTCTCCCCCATGCTCGGCGATGACCTATACCCCCTTTTTGATGAATACGGCGACATGATAGCAATGTCAGTCGGCTATCAAAGGAAGAAAGGGAGAAAGAACGTGAAGTTCTTTGACGCATACACGGCAAACAAGCACATCAAATGGTCTTCTGAAAGCGGTTCATGGCAGGAGATTGAGAATGAAGATATAACGCTTTTGAAAATCCCCGCAATTTACGCCTGCCGTCCTTTCCCGATTTGGGAATTCACGTCAGATACCGTTTACGAAATTGAATGGTCTTTGAGCCGTAACGGTAATTACATCCGTGAGAACTCAAAGCCACTGTTCTGTGTCTTCGCTGATGAAGCGATAAGTTACGGCGATGAAAAAAGCCCTGATAAGGAAGCCCGTGCCGTCATGCAATACCCGAAAGGCTCAACGGCGCAGTATGTCACTTGGCAACAAGCCGTTGAGAACCTGAAATTCCACGTCTCAGAGTTGAGAAACCTCTATTTCACAATGCTTCAACTCCCTGATTGGTCTTATGAGAAGATGTCGCAAGTCGCCTTGTCAGGAGAGAGCCGGAAACAACTGTTCATTGATGCACAACTGAAAGTCAACGATGAAAAAGGACCGCTGATTGAGTTCTTCGACCGTGAAATAAACGTTATCAAGGCTTACGCAAAGATTGTCTTCGAGGAAAGCTACGCCGCCGACATTGACGCTCTGAAAGCTGAAATCATCATTACACCGTTCACAATATCGGATGAAAAGGATGACATCAACAACCTGATGACAGCCAACGGTGGCAAGCCTCTTATGTCTCAGCGTGAATCCATTGAGCGTTACGGGCAATCTGATGACGTTGACAAGACGCTAAAAGAAATCAAGGAAGAGGAAATGTACGATAACCTTGAAATGACTGAATAACAAGAAAGGGGGAGATTATGGCTATATCAAGAAGAAGACAACCGCCAAAGACCGAAGAACAACCGAAATTTCAATGCCGTGACTGCGGGCACAGCTATGATTGGCATGAGATAGGAGCAAACGGGAAACCGTTCATGTGCCGTTGCCCGTTCTACACGGGAGGCAAGTTCTGTCGCTTTCTTTCAGCCCCTCAGTGCGAACACTTCATTAAACGGGAGGTAAACAATGGCAAGGTTGAATAAATGGGAACGTCAACACCTGAAAGACCTGTCAGCCCTTGACAAACGCATAGAACAGATTTACGAGGCTGCTGTCAAGGAAGCCGCACGTATCGGTGCGACCATAAGCGATTTTAACCCCGACAGGCTTTTTTCTTTCAGCGACTATCCAATTACACGCAAAAGAATAGAAAAGCTGTTGTCGGGGCTAAAAAGCGGGTTGTCGGCGGCGATAGTCAACGGCATAAACTCCGCTTGGACGCTATCAAACAACAAGAACAACGAACTCGCCCGTCAGGTCTTCGGGGATAACGTGGGAAAACTCTCTCAGGCTCAATACCGCCGTTATTTCTCCACGAACGATGAAGCCCGTGAAGCGTTCATTCAGAGAAAGACAAACGGGCTGAACCTATCAGACCGTGTATGGAACTATACGAACCAGTTCAAGGAGGAAATAGAACTCGGGCTTGATGTCAGTTTGAGAAACGGCGTATCTGCCGAGGACATGACAAAAGAACTGCGTCAATACCTTAAATTCCCCGACAAACTGTTCAGACGTGTCAGGGATGAACACGGGGTTTTGCAACTATCCAAGCGGGCGGCGGCTTTTCATCCCGGTCAGGGCGTTTACCGTTCTTCATTCAAGAACGCCCGCCGCCTCGCC